CATGTTCCCGAGCGCCGGTATTTGACGCCGGAGGCAAAGACCGCGTGGAATAACGCCAAAGCTGCTTTTAAACGCGATGGCAATTTGGATTCTGTGCTCGCTCGGGTTGATATGTCGCCAGAACACCAACAGCAAATCAAAACCGAGTGCCAGGTGACCGAATGATGATCTTCCACAATGTTGAGCAAAACACAGATGCGTGGCAAGCGCTGCGTTGTGGGAAGGCTACGGCTTCTAACTTCGCTTGCATCATGGCTAACGGCGACAAGGCATTTGGCGATCCAGCGAAGCGCTATGCGCTGCAATTGGCACTAGAGCAGCGCACGGGGCGCAAGGCAGAATATAGTTTTTCCAATGAACACATGGAGCGCGGCCACGAACAAGAACCAGTCGCCAAGATGCTTTATGAGGAAACGAATTTTATTGATGTTTCGAACGGCGGTTTTTTTGACTGGGGCAACTATGGTGATTCGCCCGATGGCCTAGTTTTAAATAGCGGCATCGTAGAAATTAAATCCGTTATCGCACCTACTCATTACGCAACATATATGCGCGATAGTTTCGACCCTGCCTATAGATGGCAGCTTATTGGGCATCTTGATTGCACTGGCCGTGACTGGGTTGATTTTGTTAGCTATTGTTCAGACTTTCCAGATGGCGCGCAACTGCTTGTATATCGTCTAAATCGTGACGAATGCGAAGAAGACATACAACGCCTACGTGAGCGTCGCGCTTTATTTTTAGAGTTGGTTGATACGACGCTAAAGAATCTGAAAGAGATATCCTAACCATGGATGCCATCGCACTTCCGCCAGAGCTTTTCGAAGACCTTAATTTTCAATGTCTTTCTTCTGGAAATCGTATGTTCCTCATTGACTTGTATGTAAAGCTCAATGACGTAGAACGCTTTACGATCGACCTTACTCGACCTGTTGATTATGGTCAGCCGTATGAGTCAACTTTATGCCGGCGAGTTGTGGCTTTGCGAAAGGCTGGATTGATAAAGGTCGTGGGGCGTAGGCGCAAGAAAACAGGGCACAGCATGCGAATTTACTCATTCGCGCATGCCGCGCCATATATTGATAACTTGAGGTCGGCCAGCGACCGTGCGGAGCAGCCCGTTAAGGCTGGCATGAATTCTATAGGGATCGCACAATGACAACCAAACTATCCGAAAACGACAAAAGCATAGTTCACTATCTTGCACTAAAGGCTCGCTGGAAAAGGATGCTGCGGATTTGATTGAGCGGCTTGATAGAAATCTTTGTATCATGATCGATGCATTTGACAGCATGGCGGAAGATCGGGCAAAGCCAAAATTCTCGGAGGATTTATGAGCAACGATATTGAACTTCTGGCATGCCCGTTTTGCGGTGCAGGAGTAACCAAAATTAGAGAATCTCATAATGGTTACCATGTTGACCATTGGTGCGAAAAGCATCAAAAAGTCACGATTCAATGCACTGCCGATGATCTCGATTCTGCGAAAAATCTGTGGAACGCTCGCGCCGCACTGGCCGCGCCGCAAAAGGAGCCGGTGGCATTAGACTTTGAAAAAGTCAATGAAGCGGCACAATCTGCGAATAAACAATTCGGGCAATGGATGCCGGAGCGCTGGATTCAATTGTTCGTCGCTGCTTACAACAAGGAATAACCATGGATTTCATACAAGCACTGAAAATTGCCCAGGATGTATTTGAACAATACCATATCGATCAGCCTAAAATGTGGAAGCGCATGGACGGAACGCCGATTCTGAATGATGTTGGCGTGCGCATGGCAATGGCATTTTTAGAGGCGCAACGCGAGATGCCAGCGGCTCTTACGGCTAACCGCTTCGTAGATAAGCTGGGAACACGCCTTGCAGAACTTCTAGACGAGGATCAGTGGGCAGAGTGCGAACAACTATTAATCAATGCATTTGGCGCGCAATAATGCACTACACATTTTTTACACTTTTCTCCATGATAGCCGCATGAAATATAGATTATCGATTCCGGCTCTCGGCACCAAATATTTTATATAGAAAATTGATAATGAAATTTATACATGCATCTCTAAAATGTTATGTGAAGGATTTAAATAAAACTATGAAAGCAAGCGATACACGAGAATGGGAATTCTCACAAACTCCTACAGACGCTGATGATATAAAATGCCCAAAATGTAATATATTTAGTCCATTATCTAAATGGACTTGCGGAGAAGGACTGGAATGGTGCGAGCTATGCGGAGATTATCATATTGTGATGTTTTGTCCGAAATGTATGCATGAAACACCATATATTCACCAAGAAGGCCATCTTGAAATTAGACTATTCCCCAGAAAGATAGTATCTAGATATTCTGATAAATTGGGGGATTGGATTGTTTATGAGGATGGTTCAAAAATGCGCATTAGATAAATAAAAGTAAATAATGTCGTTTATCATTGCCGCATGCAATCGAATGGAATAGCAGAGCAGCAGGCCGTTTTCGGCCTGTGCAAGATGTCCGGCTGGACTAAGATTGACCAGGCCCTGGTGTATTACAATGCCAGCGCGGCAGATATAGCGAAGAGAATTACGTAGAATTTTTAATCGATTGCGGTTATTAATCGCCTCATATCGGACATTTGTACGATATGATTAAGTTAATACTTGGGGAAATGTCCAATATTGCAGCATGTCCGATAAACGTGGACAAACATCGGGCATTTTATACATACCGTGCCCATGGTTGATATCGTGGACATGGTACTTTTATGTTACCAGCAACCCTAATAAAATGTAGGGCGACGGCAAAAATATAAATGATCTGTCCATAGATCGCTCATTATGTCGCATAACGCACTATCTATGGATTTTATATGTAACGATTACTGTAACGAAATTATTGTATTCCAGATTCTTAGGAATGGATGATTTTGAACGGGCCGCGCACTGAATTACAGAACTTCTCTGCCGCTTGCAGTGCGCATTCTATGCGCTCAACGGGCGTTTTTTTGCTGCCGGCCGTAGCATATAGAACGCCTATGGCTATATCTGCCCCGCTTCCTATCGCATTATATCCCTCTACAATTTCCTCGATTTGGTAATCTTCGTAGAGATTGAAGATCCTGCCTTGATAACCGATCAGCAACTGCGGTCCGACAGTTTCAGTCTTGTCCTGGAAACCAGTTTGCAGGCATGTTCTCACTGCGTCAGCAACCAGTGTGACCATGAATTTCTCCACACTCATTTTTGCAGGACGCGCAGGAAATGCAAGCGCATGAGCCAATAATTGTCCTGAACGAAATGACCCTGAATAGCCTATCAATGTAGATCCTACTTTGTGCACCTTAGGATCAACTCTTACCCGCGCTGCTACGTCTGTAGTGCCAGCCGAATCACCGCCCATATAGACTATGCCAGCGTGCTTTATGGCGACTATGGCTGTCATATCATGCACCCTGCATGTAGTTTTCTTTTTGCATCTACATAAGCCTCGCTTGCCTCTAAGGCAGTATTGAAATTACCCAAATGCACAGACTTATTATTGACGCTTATTTTTGCGGTGAATCTATTCTTATCTGGATAAACCCCAAGCAACCCAGTAGATTTATTGTTTTTTGCCATTCTCTGATTTTGCAAATTAGTCTGGCGTGATACGTCGCGCAAGTTAGAAATGCGATTGTCAGAACGATCCCCATTGATGTGATCTATATCGCCAATAGGCCATGTGCCGTACACATATAACCAAGCCAATCTATGTAGCTTGTACGATTTACCACTACGCTTACCAACTATATTTATGCGAACTGTTTTATATCCATACATATCGTTACTACCAACTGTACTGCCGGCCATGCGATTTCCACCACCGATTAGTCTAGTAAAAATTCCGCTGTTCGGATCATAAAAAAACATTTCTCGCACTTGTTGCGCAGAGACTAAATTGTCTTTGTTGCTCATGCCGCTTCATCCATGGAAATCATCCCAACATCGCAACGATGGCGCTCAATCTCACCATGTTCTGCGTGGTAGACGATGCAAGACATATCGCGGCCAGCGCGGTATCCGTGGCCGTTGGCATATGAATCAGAAGCTGCGGTTGTTCTGAAAGATTCGCATATAACGCCAGGGAACTCTTGAACATTCTTGCTATGCACATGCCCAGTGAGCCAGTACCTATGCTTTGTTTGCCCCCAGTCGGCCGGGCGATCGCATGCCATGATGGCACCTAGTTGGCCGTGCTTCACAGTATCTCCGTGAGTAGACCCGAGCAACGTTGTTCCGAATCGGTAGTACCAGAATTTAGACGGATTGAGATCGACCTCAACGCGCGGCTCGTTAGAAAAATAAGCCGACAGCGTAAATGCCAAGGCCCAAATAGCTTGCGGGTCGTGGTTGCCAGGCATAAGCTTGACTACCACCTTATTATATTTTTCGAGCGCTCTTAAAATAGCGTGCCGGTATGTTTCAATACCTACTTGAAGCACTTTGACAAAGCGAGAATCTACGTCAAGCTGGTGCTTATGAGCAGGCGTCTGATTCGTTTGATCATTCATATGAAATACATCGCCAAGCAAAAGCAGGATGGCAATGTCGGATGCTGGCGCAGTTTCCATGAGTCGATCAACGGCGCCAAGCGTGAGTTTGCGGCCAATTTCCAAATCGAACGCTTCACCTACCTCTTTAGCCCAGCAAAAGAGCCCTACGTGCGGATCGCCGAAGGGGAATACCGTAATGATGTCCTTGGAAATATGGGCTGGAGCTTGCGAAATTGGCGCCATACCGCGCACATCCTCCGACATGGCTGCTATCGTAGCGCGCATCATTTCTTCTTGCCACGCTTGATCTGCTGATGATTTAACCCATGTCAGAAGCGGCTCTGCTTCGCCACGTCGGTAGAGCTGCGATGCTCCGCGCAGCATTTGGCCAGGAGCGACTGGATGGATGAGATTGTGTTCTGGGGAATAACCGCGTTTGGCTGCGCGCTTTTTTAAATTATTTATAGAGTCGCATATGGCGTTTTTTGATACTCCTAATGCGACAGCGGCTTTTCTTTGACTGCCATGTTTTTCAATTGCTTCAATATATTCCAATTCTCTGACCGTCGCGTAACTACGGAGTTGCGTGTCGAATGCGGTCATTTTTCATCCTTGTTATTTTGGAAAACTACAGTGTCATCACGGGTATAATGTCGTGGTGTGAGATGGGCATAGCTGGCAATCGTCTGAGCTGCGGCAGCGTTAAGCTCGGCGCGGAAGTTTTTGGAGGGCGGCGGCCGATCATCCGTAACTACGCCCTGTAAAATGCCGTCATATAAAACAACAAGAGTGGCTATCGCCTTTAGAATATTGTGCAGTTTTGCGGGGGAGTCATAGTCAATATCCTGTCCTTCCCACCAATCCCCGGAATGTCGGTTGAGAGCATCATAATAAACAGAGGCTCGCACCCCATGAATGCGATAGTTCATGCTGCCATGCTTACAGACGCCCTCTAACATCGCGACTCCAAGCCAATCAAGAACGGCTCGAGGAATAGAACCAAATGGCGCTTTTAGACTTGCTAAGGCATCTTTAGGATTAGTTGATTTTTTGCAATTATCGTCCACTAATTGTCTCCCTGGCGTTTGCTGTTACTAGCAACTACTTAGTATAGCGCAATATACTAATTGGTCAAGGCTACTTTATCAACTACCAGTGCGAGCTGCCGAAAAGTCGTACCCCGATGAACATTGCAGCGGCGCGCCAGGTAGGAACACCGGATGCCAAGGATGCTTCCATCAAGACATGGTCAGCCATTGACCGGTCAACATTGTGGGTTGAATATAGCCAATCGTGCAGAGCTGATGCAGAATGGCAAGTATCTCCAGTAAGCAGAAAAGCAACTGGAGTGCGTGGCACCGACGAAAAATCAGTCATGAAGCCAGCAGGAACTGTGAATGTCTTCTTTGCCACATCAGATTGATAGATAAGGGGCGCAGTCAGGCGCCAAGTTCCGCGCCCTTCGTTGCTGACATCGTCCAGCAGCTCTACTTTTAGCTCTGTCAGGAACTTACTCACGGCTACGCCTTACTGCGCCAGAGCGGCATTCAAACCGCTTTGCGCGAAGAGTAGTGCCAGAGCCGCAGCAGATTTTTGCTCTGCAGGCAGCTTGGATGCATCCACCAGCTTCACCATCAGCGGGAAGATTACTTTGGCCGCGCTAGCAACGGTCAGAGGCTCAGGAGTGCCAGCGGTGCATACCTTGCCGAATGCATCGGTCGCGTCGGTGATTTTCTTCAAAGGCAACGCGTCTTGGTCGGCTGGAGTGAGAGTTGCATAGATGGCAGGAACTTGGTCAACGAATGGTTTAACTGCAGCGCAGCTCTTATGCAAGGCTGTAGCAAAACTCGCTGGTGTTTGTGGCACTGTGGTGCAAGCGGATAGGAGCAAGCAGGCCGCAACAGCAGCCAGAGCGATACGTGACATGGTGATTCCTTATTTTGAGAAGATTTTTGCGGCGCTGACGGCCGAATCGGATACTGCTTTTGATACGTCTAATACTGATTTGGATTGTGCGGTCATCGGAGCCGAAGCCCCGACTCCCGTCTCGTTGAAATGGACTGTGACGACGCCATCGGATGCTGTTGTTAGATCAAATGATAGCGAATTAATATCTTTTGAATTTTTTGCCTCTGCTGCACAGCATACCATTCTGTTGAGATTTGGCTCAAAAAACGGATGTATGGAATATGACGCAGTTCCGGCACATGCAGTACATCCTATAGCGCATGCCAGAACAAGCGCAGCGGCCTTCATGGTGCGGATGGTACGGTAGGAGCAGGAGGTGGTGCGGGCGGCGTCTTGGCACCAAATAGATCACGTATTGCATATCCCAAGAACATCGAAACAATCGCCCAAATGGCGACAGCATTTGACGGTGGTGGGAAATATGAAACCAGACCACCAACAATAATCGCGATGAGTGTAAAGAATTGAACGGCGCTCGGCCGTAAGAATGAGAAATTTTGAACGTTCATATTTTTCCTATACGATATGACACGGTATATCAGCGTCTTCATTTAATAAATAAATGGCATTCACACGATGCCATCCATCGGCTATTATAAGCCTTTCGCCACGAATGAGAAGAACTGGCGACAATGCTTTTTTCTCAGCTATCTTTTTCAGATTATGCTTTACATGGAAATTGACTGCGCCGATTGGATATAATCCGGATGCTCGAATTATATCTTTGGCTTTGTAAGTCACAAGGCGCGCTTTGCGCAGCAGCGTCACCAGCGCGGTGGCTTTCTCGGGATCGTAAAGCAGCGTGAGGTAACTAAGTGCGGCTGGATAATCATGTTCTTCTGGCTCATCTAACCAGAGTATGTTTGGCGCCCTCTTCATTTTACGCCCAATGCTTCTTTAGCTTTGTCCCACAAATTTTGACGTTCATTTTTCCCGACCATTGCCGTGCCATTGATCGCTCTGGTAATTGCATCAAATTTGCCAACATCGGCAAAAGCATTGCAACCATTAGTTTGCCAATACATCGCCGCGCATGCCGCCCCCCATTCTGGCAATTCAATGGCTTCTGGATGAACAACAAAATCCGGAACATTGGTGCCGTATAATCTTCGCAGACGATCGCGCGAGCCGGCATAATTTCGCAATCCGGTTAATTGGATTGGACCGCGACCCCTATAAGTCCAACCGTCGCCAGATTGCTCTGACCCATTGCCATTGCGCAGCGCATAGACATGATTGGCGATCATTTCCGGCTTATTGGCATATTGCCGCGCTGTGATTGGGGAGAAATGATTGCCAAATATCTTTAGAAGACTTGCGGCGCTATAATTCAGGTTCTCAACCACAGCAGCAAGTCCCGCACTTTCATGGCCGATTTGCGCCAGGAAAGCAGCCTGACGTGATGGCGTATTAATGTCAAAATCGTCCATCGCGTTGACTAAGGCAGTTTGCCATACCTGCGCGGTGGCAAGTTTGGCACCTGTAGACGTGGCTATTTGGGCGGCAGTGATCATTTGTCAGCCTTCATATCCAATTTGTCCTCAATACGCTCAAGCTTTTTAAATACGGCCTCTAATGCCTTGCCGAAATTATCTATGGCTTTACTTAGATCAGTCTGTGTTACGTAAGACTCTGAAACATGTAGTTTATACGCCTGTAAATCAGCGTTAAGTTCTAATATGGATTTTGCATTTGCAACCACATCGGCTTTTAATGCTTTAAAGTTCCACCAAAGAATTCCGCAAACTACACCGCCCAAACCATTGAGAGCCCAAATGAATATAGATTGCTCAATCATGATGCATCCTGGTCGTGGTGGATGACTTCGACATCGGAGAACTTGTAGTCCTCTTTCCCGTATTTCTGGGCCAGCCAAACAGGCTCTGGCAGGTCATGTACACCCTCATCTTTTCCGGTGTGGTGCGCCTTGCAGAGCAGCCGGCCGTTAACGTTCATGTCGTCGACGAACATGTAGGGATCAGCGGGCACGAACTGTTGGCGTGCTGGGTACTCGACGCCATCTTCGCCAGTAAATGCCGGCACCTCTTCAAAGGTTCCATTCAACTCGAAGGTGCCCCACGCAAAGTGCGGAAAATCCTTGCGAATATGCGACCCAGCCGACCAGTCGATCATCTCGGCGAATGACCGCTCTATTGGGTAGTGATGAGCCTCAAGTGGATATCCTGTTTCTTCCGCAGTGCAATTGCAGATCCAGCAGCGGCCGCCATCTCGTTCCAATAAATGCTTCCGACTCTTGACGAACAGTGGCGTGCTGACACGCGGATCATGGCCAGGAATATTCACATCAACTGTGAATGTATTCTTTTCTTCATGTACGTCTGTCACTGGCATATGTTTCTCGCGCATAAAAATACCGCCGAATCGGGAATATTGAAATATTGATTGCTTTGCATTTTATGATATCAACGAATGCGCCTAGCCCTCAAATAACCATTTGCTGTCATCGTGCTGACCGCAAATACAGAATTCACTACGCAATATACAGTAGTTGTTGTAGAGATATTTTCTCTTATAATGGGAGAAATATAAGATGGCTGAGTCCCCAATCCCGCCGGAACTGTGCCTACATAATTTCCATATGTCCCAAGAGCCCCGAATGTTGCTGATGTAGTAGATATCCCAACGCCAAAACTAGTTGCCGTAGTGGTGGCGCCCAATGTATAAACTGCGGTGCATTGGACATCCCAGTCACCGGGGCTTAATGATATGCTTGATACATTCGCTGCCGTTGCAGTTGTCAGGGAAACTGCAGTTAAATTGGTCGGAGAAGGGAATTCTCCTATGCTGCCAGCATTTGCACTATCGGCAAGTGTGGTGCCAACAATACCGGATGTGGTAGACGGAGTAATTGTGCTTGTAGCTTGTAAAGTCGTGAATTTACCGGCTGCTGCTGTAGTTGTCCCAATTGAGGGCGGGGAAGCTAAATAAGTACTGAAACCAGTGCCGCTTACAGTGCTACTAGCTGATAGCGTTGTAAATGCTCCTGCAGCAGCAACAGTCCCGCCAATAGCAGGAGGGGACGCGAGATAGGCGCTAAATCCAGAACCACTAACCGTTGAGCTTGCGGATAATGTTGAGAATGCCCCGGTTCCAGCCGCAGTATTGCCAATCGACCCAGGAGAGGCAAAGGTTGCGCCACCAAGCGTAGATGCATTAATAGCCGTATTGCATCCAAATCCCGTATTGGTTGTCCAGATCAACGCACTAGATGAGGTGCTGCACGTTCCTATTGCCAAGGCTGTAGGTGATGCAGAGCCACTTGTAGCATTGCCTATTACGGTATTCGTTGCTTCTGTCGCTATATTCGCAAGGGTTACTTGCCCTGCGCCGATAGCAGTTGCATTGCCAACTGAAGTGATTGGGCCGGTTAAATTAGCATTCGTTATTACGGTTGTCGCATTGCCAGCTGTGAGCCCAGATGCTGTACCAGTCAGATTAGTGGCAACACCGGAAGATGGTGTACCCAATGCTCCGCCAGAATAAAGAATCGTTGCTGCAGCATCGGGAAATGTATAAGTACGAGCAATAGTCGGACCGGCGGCAGTAAAAAAGGCAGATCCAGTGCCGCCAGATGAAGGCGCAATTGGCGACACAGAAGAAATGGAAGAGAATGCCCCAGTTGATGGTGTAATGGCGCCAATTGGACTGCTATTGATCGTACTGGATGTAATAGTGGCGCTGGAAATAGCTCCGCCACTCAATGATATATTGGGGGCCGTAAATACGCCAGTTACAGTCAAAGGCCCAGAAATAGTCCCACCAGACAAACCCAATACACCTGAAAATGCATTATTCAATTCCTGTGCCGTTAGAATCTGCCCAGGAATAAATTGCGCATTAGCCGTAGAACAAAAAACGATTAACGCAAATAATATATATTTAAATTTCATTACAATTCCGCTATTTATTAAATTATCGTATGCGGCGCGCGCGCAAAAGAGCGCTTGCGGTCATTGTGCTTGCGCTAAAAGTAGAGCCACCGACACAATATACAGTAGTTGGTGAACTAATATTTATTTGCGTCAATGGTGAAATCATTGGCATAGATACATTTGTTGCCACTGGGCCGAAATAAGTCAAGCCAATAGGAGCGGCCGGAAGAGATGCAGATGCAGTACTGACTCCAACGGTATATATTTGAGACGTAGTAGATGCGGCTCCATTGTATTGAATTGCGCATGTAACATCCCAATCGCCAGCAGTTAAACTCTTGCTAGTGACATTTAGCGGCGTACCGGATGTGACAGATATGCCGCTTGCAGTTGCTGACATATATTCACCAACTGCACCAGCAGTAGCATTATTGGCTAAAGTAGTTCCAAGAATGCCGAGTGTAGTATTGGGAATGATTTGACCAGTGACAGTCAATCCTCCAGAAAGCGCAGAACCAACAGAGTTTAATTGAAGGGCTTGTACATTATTTACACTGAAATAGATATTAGAACTATCTGCATTAATTTTTTGTTGTCCTGGCAAGGTAATAGAGGCTGCGCCTGTATTGGTATTGCCAGAAAGATCCAGACTGGTTTGCCATCCACCATCTACGCGAAATGCAGCAGTTGGTGCATTTGTCGTTTGTTGGGTTCCTATCGAATTTGCTTGAAATCCATATGTATTATATGTGTTAGTTGCACTATTCTTAGATAAATTAGTTAGAAATGCGACACCTCTTATTGGAACACCTGCGCCGCCACTATTATCGTTAATTGTCGATGCAATACCTTCCGCATAATGTCCTGGAGAAAGAACTGTATTAACACTTGCAATACCGCCGATTTCTTGATAACAATTATTCCCCGGGGAGCCTCCTGGTCCAGTGAATCCACTGCCATTTAAGCCATCGCATAATCCGGCTGGAATAGTCTCGACAGAAAACATGCCGATAGTGTGACCGTCTGCCATACCGCTAGGAGTGCTGGGCGTTCCAGTCGGCCCAGTTGTCGCAATATCGACAAGGATTCCCTGATTAGAACTATTCCATCGCTGCTGTACAGTTCCTCCGTTCATGGAATCAGATGGAATATGAATCTGCCAGAAATTATTAAATTGTGCGTTTGATCCTAGTGGATTCCATAGATTGTCAAGGTAATATCGAATTCCAGCAGTAGGCGAGCCGATATCGGTAGAATAACTAGTAGCCATCCCACCAGATGTAATAAGTTGTGTAAATGCTCCAGTATTAGGCGTGATATTCCCAATTGCCGGGGGAGCTGCGAATACATTAGTTGATGATCCAGTACCTCCATTTGCCACACTCAGCGGGGTCTGTAATGTTAAATTATTGAAAGTCGGAGAAGGATAGGTTTGCGCAAGAGCCAATAATGGCAATATCAAGAACAAAAAAATTAATTTTTTCATTATATTTTCAGTTAGAAATTGAAACTACGCCATTATTATTCCAGACAACACCGCGTGTTGATGGTGAAATTGTTGGCAATCCCGAGGCCCAAGCCGTTGATGTTCCGCTTAAAATTGCGGATAATGCCGACAACGGCATTGTACAAAGAGAAAGTTGTCCATTTTGCATCTGATGAATCGTGATTGTTTCAGATCCAGTTAATGCTTGAGGAAGGCCATAAATTTCAATCATGCTTTATCCTGAATATCAATTAATTTTCCATTTAGCACGGCAAAGGCATGTGGATTATTGTAATGCAATGCCCATTGTGAAGAATTCAATGTAATCAATCCTTCTGCGGCTGGCAGATTTCGATAATTAAATTGATCAGTATCATACCATCCTAATACTGGGGCTGGTTGTGATGCTTTTGGATCAAACTGAGCATATTGTGCCATTTAATAACCTTTTGCGTTATACCAAATTTGATTAAGTATTGACGATGAATTGCCAATAAGTATTGTTGAAAGTGTTCCTGGACTAGCGCCACAAGAGCCACTAGCCGGCGGAACGCTGCCATAAGAACATGTGGCGTTTAGAAAAGCATTTGGAAATGCTATAGGCAAAGCAACAGATTGATTGGGAGCGGTTCCAAAACTTCCAGTCCCCCATTGCTCAATATAAAATCCGGTGGGAGAATTCGAATCTGGATATTGCTTCCATCCATTTGTACCAAGGGAACTAGGAAAACTTGTAAATAGCTGCCCCAATGGCATCGCTTGGCTCAGTGTTGCGGCAGGCGCCACATTAAACACATTGCTTGAAGACCCGTGTAAGGCAGCAAAATCAGCTTGTGCCGTTACCAAATTTACTGCATGACCGGCGATCGTAGGATTTCCCACAGTAACGGCATTATTAAAAGTATTGGATGCAGTCCAAATATTTGGAGCGCCCAATTGTGCCATTGCTGCCATTTGACCAGCAGTAGGCGGACTAAATGCAAAATCATTCGTTGCCCAGGCTACTGCAGAAGTTCCGTCTTGCCCGCGAATAACTGTTAAGGTCGCGCCAGTTATTGCAGTCGCATAAACAATTTCATATACCTGTCGCGTCGCAACATCGTTTAATGTGAGAACTAAAACTGATCCGCTAGGAATAGAAGTTGGAAGATTTGCCGAACTTGATAATGTAATAGATGTCGCGCTCGATGATATAGATCCGGCCAATGTAGTATTGACATTATTTGCAAATATAAAACTTGTCATATTTAGCCTGCTGATATTGAAATTAGCCCACCATTATTCCAGAGCTGATTTAAATTATGTGGATTGGATAATGGCAAACCACCACCGCCAAGAGATAATAGGGCTGCAGCGGTAATTGCTCCAAAATATACTGGGGCGCCAGTGCCAGGACCGCCTGGAATAACTGAAATAGCCCCACCATTAAACCAAACCGCGCCAATTGGCAAGCCGATAGGACTTGTTGGATAACCAGATGGAACGCTGATCCATAATACTCCGCCATCATTTAGGAAGCTTACGACAACACATATAAAATTATATTGGAATGGAAGCGCCAATAATTGCGATGACAATAATTCTTGAAATGCAAAAGAAATTGCATCAGTACCAACATAAATTGTGAATGTATTTCCAGAAACGGTGATCGATGGTGGATTATTAAGAACTGGGTAATCTTCTCCATTAGTACCATTAAGAAATCTATTAACTCTATTTTTTAACCAACCAATCGTAAATATCTGTCCATCCCCACGGTATAAATGCCATGTTAGAACCCTCTTATAAATATCATCTGATGCGATTGCAGATGTTCCGGATGATGAAAAATTCAAATAATTTAGAGCAGTTGTATCATATGGAGATGTGTTGTATCCCGCCAATGTTGAAGATGTTTGTGATGATAAAACAGGCCGCGAAATATCATATAGCCCATTACCAATCCAATCAAGCAATGGCCCATTGATATTTGGTGATGTATATAATCCTAATGGGGTTTGATTGAACCAATCTAAATAACCCTGCGATAATGAATTAAATGAAGAAACAAATGCCTGTAGATCTTGATCATCAGAATACTGGAAGAAAAGATACGACGGAATGCAATTCTGTAATGGCAATGTAGAAAATGATTCAATATTGTTATTCGCCATTATTGCACCACAGTTACGCCAGTCGGGCCGCAATAAAAATATGATTCCGGATCTGATGCGATAATACTTGTTCCCGCCCCAGGAGTTGCAGTAACTCCATTAATTGTAACTACGAATTGCAAAGTTGTTATGTTTGGCGCGGCAATAACTGGTGCAACAGCACTCTGAAATACTGCGGTCATTTCCAGCAAATTAATCGGTTGCCCAGCATATATAGAATTTATATATGCTTGAATCGCTGGTGCCGCTAATTGATTGACTGATGTGCCAGCTGTGAAGCTAGGCAATGTTGTATTCCAAGTAACCGCCACGGTAACTACTTGCTGCGGTGGATTCACAAATACAATGGAATAAGTATTTGGATTTTGAAATACGGATACCGCAACATTGCGTGGATTTGGTGTTAATGTTGCCCCATTAACATATGCTCCGAATCCGCTACCGTTGGTAGTTGTGGTGATAGTAGTTGCGGTAACTGATGCTATTGTATATGTCAGATTATATGCATTTGGTGTGGCTCCAGCCACTGTCACAGTATGACCAGCGATATATCCATGATTCAGATTGGTCGTGATAACAACCGGATTCGCCGCACTCATGCCGGTAATGGCAAGTTGCGATCCTTGTAGGGCCGCGATATCCGGCATACCTTGCAAAATAGCCGTAGCTACAGAATAAGCATCGCCGCCGCCACAAACAATTTGCCACCCCCCGCCCAATTGGTTAATTGAGACTAATTGCTGCTGTACACCTGTGATTTTCTCAAGCAATGTTTTAACATAAGCTGGAGTTCCAACTGAAGTTACGCGGCCAGCTTGCAATACACGCGCGCGATAATTTGGCACACTTTCGACTGCAGTGGCTGGGTCTCCTGCTTGTGGATTATTGACAGTGACCGCATAAGCGATCGGCACTGATGTCACCACTTTTGTAACTGTATTGGCGGGGATTGCAAATGTTCCGCTATTGGTTGCCACAGCATAAAGCAATGGGCTAAAACCGCCAGATTGAATAACTCCACCATCTTGTAACGCGTATTGATTCATGCCATCGCCAACAAGAAATCCTGGTTGAAAGACATACCCAGCAGGTCCAGCAAATTGCACATAAACATTTGCATTTGCGCTAACGCCTTGAGGCATGCCAGCCTGCGCCCCCAATTGAGCCAAGATGAACGGATTAGCGCCATACGGTGTAATCGAATTCACGGCATCAACTCGCGCTTGATCAATGGCGATTAAGGCGCCAGTATCAGTCCCGGCCACATCATCAATCAATGATCCAGGCAAATT